AGAAGACGTAAACGGATGCAGGTTTCGATACGGGGTCTTTCATTGCAATTTGCAAAGGGTGTGATGTCTCATGGGTAAGCGTGGACCACCGAAGAAGCCTACCGCACTCAAGTTGGTGCAGGGTACGGCGCAGCCGAGCCGGATCAACCCGGATGAGCCGGTGCCGACGGGTCCGCTCGGCGCTCCACCTAAGCATATGCGTGCCGAAGGTAAGCGCAGATGGCGGTGGTTGAGCGAGTCAGCGTGGTGGTTGACGGACGCGGATCGCGGTTGCGCGGAGCAATACTGCGACAGATGGGCGCTCTACCGTGACGCACAGAAGGCGATCGGGCACCACGGCATGATCTACGAGGGCAAAGAAGGTTATACCATGATCAATGCTGCGCTGTCAGCGTACTCGAACTGCGAGAAAGCACTCATGCAGCTGGGCGGCAAGCTGGGCCTGGACCCGTCGAGCCGTGCCGATATCGTCGCACCGAAGCGTGACCAGCCTGGCCCGAACCCATTCGCGATCAATGGATAGCGCATGACGGTCCCGTATAGCGTAGCCGACTGGATCGAGGACAGTTGCCGGTTCAGTAAAGGCAAGTGGTACGGCCAGAAGTTCCACCTCGAGCAGTGGCAGCGGACGATCCTGACGGACCTGGTGCATACGTTGAACGACGACGGTATGCGCCGATACCGTACGGCATACGTATCTGTGCCACGCAAGAACGGCAAGACGGAGATGATGGCCGCGCTGGCACTGTACTGGCTGTTCGTTGCGGGTGAGCCGGGCAGCGAAATCTACAGTGTGGCAGGTGACACCGACCAGGCAGGCATTGCATTCAGTGCAGCTCGGCGCATGGTCGAGCAGAACCCGGCAATGGAAGCGGTGTGCAAGGTCTACCGCAGGTCGATTGTCCGACCCGATACGGGCGCACACTACAAGGTTCTGAGCAGTGACCACGCAGGCAAGCACGGGTACAGTCCCGATCTTGTCATCTTCGATGAACTGCATGTACAATCGGGGCGAGATTTATGGGACGTAATGAGGACGGGTATGGGTGCCAGGCAGCAGCCACTACTCGCGAGTATCACGACAGCAGGGATCTTCGACAGGACATCAATAGCATGGGAGGTATATGATTATTCGTGCAAGGTGCGGGACGGGATTATTGACGACCCGACATTCTATACAGCGATTTGGGAAGCAGATAAGGATGCCGAGTGGACGGACCCGAAGGTGTGGCGCAAGGCGAATCCGAATCTTGGCGTGTCAGTGCAGGAGTCGTTTCTGGAACAGGAGTGCGCAGTAGCGAAAGAAACGCCGAGTTTTCAGAACACATATAGACGGTTGTACCTGAATCAGTGGACCGAACAGGAGACACGCTGGCTGGATATGCACCAGTGGGACGCGTGTGACGGCGAGTCTAAGTTAGTGCCAGGCGCACCGACGTGGGCCGGGCTCGACCTATCGACCACGACGGATATATCCGCACTGGTACTCGTGCAGCATGACGGCGACGGGTTCATGGTCGAGCCGCACTTCTGGATACCAGACGAGAGTATCATCAAGCGCAGCCGGCGTGACAAGGTGCCGTACGACGCGTGGAAGCGTGACGGGTACGTGACGGCAACACCGGGCAATACGGTCGACTACGAATTTATCCGCAAGACAATCAACGATCTGTCGAAGAAGTATTCGATGGTCGGGATCGCGTACGATAATTGGAACGCTTCATCGACCGCGCAGCAACTGGAATCTGACGGCCGCAAGATGGTCGAGTTCGGCCAGGGGTTCGCGGACATGAACGAGCCGACGAAAGAACTCGAGCGGCTGGTGATCGATGGTAATATCCGGCACGGCGGCAACCCGGTCCTGCGGTGGATGGCGAGCAACGTGACCGTCAGGCACGACGCAGCAGAGAATATCCGACCGGACAAGATGAAGTCGACTGACCGGATCGACGGGATCGTATCGCTGATCATGGCGATCGGTCTGGAGATGGTACACTCGCGGCTGCACAGCAGGTACGAAACTGAAGACCTGGTGGTCATTTGAACGCGTCACTAGTGCGCGATCTGTTCGTGTTCGGCGGGCTGACAATACTCGCGGTAGGAATGACTGCGTACGACTGGCGCAGTGCGCTTGTCGTTATCGGAGCAATGCTAGTTTGGCTCGGCGTGTACCTGCCGGGAAGGGGTAAGTGATGGGGATCATCGACTGGCTGTCACGTACGAGCAGCGAGGAACGGTTCAGCGTGCAGGGCCGCAACTATCTACGCAACCCGGACGCGTGGATACTGGGCGCGGTCGGTGGCACAGCAACCGACTCCGGTATCAGTATAGACGAAGAGACGGCGCTCGAGTGGACGGCACTGGGCGCAGCTATCCGTATCCTGTCGCAGACAGTGGCGCAGTTGCCGCTATTCGTGTTCCAGCGACGTGAGGATGGCGGCAAAGATCCGGTCCGCGACCACCCGGTATACGGGCTGTTGCACGACTCACCGAACCCGGAGATCACTGCGTTCGACTGGCGCGGCATGATCGTCACGCACGGCGTACTGTGGGGCAACCACTACGCGGAGCAGGTCCGGTCGGCCGGCGGCGAGCTCGACGCGATCTGGGGCATCAATCCTGACAGGGTGACTGTTGACCGTGGTCGCGGTGGCGGGATCGTGTACGTGGTCAGCAACCCTGGCGGCGGGTCGCGTGTAGTGCCAGCCAGTAAGATGCTGCACATACCGGGCTTTATGACTGACGGATTACTCGGCCGTGCAATGGTCGACGATCACCGTCAGTCGATCGGGCTCGGCCTGATCACGGAGAAGTACGCTGCCCGGTTCTTCGGTAACGACGCGAGCCCTGGCGGTGTGCTACGCCACCCGGAAACACTCGGCGCAGAAGCGCAGGCACGACTCAAGACCTCGTGGGAATCGGCACACCGTGGTGCAGACAACGCGCACCGCGTGGCCGTACTCGAAGAGGGTATGGAGTGGCAGCAGGTAACGATCGATAATGAGCGCGCACAGTTCCTGGAGCTCAGACAGTTCCAGTTGAACGAAGTGTCGCGGATCGTGACGGGTGTACCGCCACACCTGTACGGCGATCTGACACGCAGCACATTCAGCAATATCGAACAACAGTCAATCGAGTATCTTCTGTACGGTCTGACTCCCTGGCTGAAGCGGATCGAGCAGCGCATGAATATGCAGCTGTTCACTGACGCGGAACGTGCGGCCGGGCTGTTCGTCGAGCATCGCGTTGACGGCCTCTTGCGCGGTGATAGTGCAGCCCGGTCGCAGTACTACACGAGTATGTGGAATATGGGCGTATTCAGTATCAACGAGATCCGCGCACTCGAGAATATGTCACCGATCGACGAGGGCGATATGCGGTTCGTCCGGCTGGATACCGTCCCGCTGGATATGGTACGTGAGGTTAAGACGCCAGTCGCGCCACCCGAACCGGAACCAGAACCCGACGAAGAAGAAGAAGAGGACGAGGACGAAGCACGTCAGATCGAGATGCGGGCGAACCTGCCGCAGTTACGGATTGCGTTGGTACGATCGTTCGAGTCGGTGTTCAGGGACGCGACGAACCGGCTCGTGAAACGCGAGATAGCACAGATCAAGCGGGCACTCGACCGGTTACCGGCCGACGCTGATATCCGCGCGTTCCTCGATTGGGTGCAGGACTTCTACTTCAACAAGTGGCCGGCAGATGTCCGGCGGATCATGGGCCCGACGTTCAACGCATACAGTACCGCAGTATCGAAAGTGGCTGGCCGCGAGGTAGACGCAGACCCGGACGAAGGCGAAGTCAAGGAGTTCAGCGACGAGTACCTGGACACATTCGCCAATCGGTACAGCCGCAGCAGCCGGCACGAGATGCAGCAGGCAGTAGAGGACGCGGTAACGGCCGACACCGATCCGCGTGATGCGGTACTCGACCAGCTGGACACGTGGGTCGAGGGCACCGAATCCAGCCGGCCGCGCGACGAGCGTGTGAGCGACCGCGAACGGCACGAACTGTCGAACGCGGTGACCAAGTTCGTATTCGTCGGTGCAGGTGTAACGGCACTGCGCTGGATGGCAACGGGCGGCGACGTATGTGATTATTGTGCCGGGCTGGACGGTGTAGTTGTATCGATCGACGTACCATTCGTGGACGAAGGCCAGGCATTCAAGCCGAAAGGCGCGTCCGATTCGTGGACACCATCATCGACTGTCGTTCATCCGCCACTACATAACGGGTGCAACTGCGTCATCGTGTCCGACTGAACCGCGTAGGGAGGCAACATGAATGCGAGCAATGGCAACTTCGATAGGCGACACGTCGAGATATCTGTGGCTGATATCCAGGTCGAGACACGTGCCGACGGTACGCGCCTGATCCGTGGACTGGCCGCACCATTCAACAGCGAGTCGCAAGACATGGGATTCGTGGAGACGATCGCGCCCGGCGCGTTCACTGCCGCAATCAAGCGCAGTGACGTACGGGCACTATTCAACCACGACCCGGACAACCTGCTCGGCCGTACGGCGAACGGTACACTACGGATCTGGGAATCTGATCGCGGACTCGAATACGAAGTCGAGCCACCGGACACGACCCTGGCCCGCGACCTCGCGATGCTGATCGAGCGGCGTGATATCACCGGCAACTCGTTCGCGTTTACTGTCGCGGACGGCGGCGATACGTACCAGACAGAAGGCAACAGGATGCACCGCACAATCACCGAAGTCGAGGAACTATTCGACGTTGGCCCGGTCGTGTACCCGGCGTACGCTGATACGGTAGTATCGATGCGGTCGCTCGAAGCTGCGAAGGCTGCGGCCGAACCGGATCCGGCTATTCAAGCCGATATCGACCGGCGACATCTGCGGTTGCGATATCGTGGCTGATATCCTGGCGATCATTCCTGCGCGTGGTGGTAGCAAGGGCATCCCGCGCAAGAACCTGAAGGATCTGGCGGGTCAGCCGCTCGTGAGCTGGACGATCAAGGCGGCACTCGACTCGAAGCTGGTCACGCGTGTCGTCGTCTCGAGTGACGATTACGAAATCGGGCAGCTGGCGAAGGATCTCGGCGCGGATTGGTTCGAGCGGCCGGAACCGATCAGCGGCGATGCGGCAGATGTACGTGACGCAGAATCGCACGTGATCGGGCTGTTGGCGCAGGTCGGCTACGAGCCGGACGTGTTCGTGCGGTTGCAGCCGACGAGCCCACTACGCAGGGCGTTCCATATCGACATGGCAGTCCAGCAGGTACTGGACGGCGATACGAGTGTGGTCAGTGTCTGCGATGTACGCGAGCATCCGTACCTGATCTGTTGGGTCGGCAGGGACGGCCGGCTGTACCGCAGTGAGGACGGCAACTGGCTGGCACCACGCCAGGAGTACCCAATCAGGTACTTCATCAATGGCGCGATCTACGCAGCCGATATCGGTACGTATATCCGTGAAGGGTTCGCGGGCCGTAACGCTGTGCCGTACGTCATGCCGCGCGACGTAAGCATAGATATCGATACACCGGAGGACTGGACAACCGCTGAACGGAGGATAGCTGCGCGTGGGCGCATATAACGCCGATCTACTGTTCGTACATATCCCGAAGTGCGCCGGCACGAGTATCCGCAAATGGCTGAAGGAGTACGTGCCAGGCACAACCGACTTCAGGGACGAGGGCTGCAACTTACCGATCGGCCATATCCCACTCCGGGATATCGAGCGGTATACGGGCCGAGCTCCTGACAGCTTCCAGAAGATCATCGCGATTGTCCGCAACCCGTACAGCCACCAGCTATCGCAGTGGCTGTTCTGGCGTGGCCGGCGCGCGCACGGCGGGCTGCACATCCACGACCGGGTGGCAGGTATGCACCCGTCACTTACGGACTGGCTGCACGACGCACGCAGTGACTTCCATATCTGGTACGAAGCGCAGATGGGCTCGAGCGATGCCGGTGCCAACTTGCAGCGGTCGGCCGGTATGACGGCGCGGTATCCGTTCTACGGCGGGTACTTCCGGTACTGGCTGGAAGTGGACGGCATAGTGCCGGAGAACGTGGTACTGATCCGCATGGAGGAACTGGACGAGGCGTGGCTACCCACTGTGTCCGAGTTCGCTATTGACGATGCACCCGGCCTGGCCCGTGTGAACGCCGGACCGAAACCGGACCTCGACCTCGAGGATATACTGAAAGACTACACGCCACTGGCAATCGAGATCGTGAACGCAAAGTTCGAGTGGGCATTCGGTACGCACATATACCAGATGCTGACCACGACAAACAAGAACCCACACATGGGGTTCGGCGTATGAGCGCGGCACCGTTCGAGCACCGAGAGTACGACGTGATCGACCCAGCAGGTATGGCCATTGACCCGGTAGTGTGGGCGCAAGAGAATGCAATGGTCGGGTCTCACCGCGCAGACGCATTCGCGGCGGTCGGTGTGTGGCGTTGGCCACTACTGCACGAACCGCCGATCCCCGAGGTGCTGCGTCGGTGGATCGACGA